CCCGAGTACGACGGTGTCACCTAGTGGTCGACCGAGGGGCCGGCGCGGCTCGTGGGATGGCGGCGTCGAGGTCGGCGGGCGCAGGGATCGCCGCGCCAAGGGTGATCGTCGCAACCGGCGGGCGGCCCGCAGTGCCCGACATCCCCGGCATTGCGGATGTGCCGACGCTCGACAGCACCTCGCTGATGGAACTGGAGCGGCTGCCCGAGAGCCTGATCTTCCTCGGCGGCGGCTATATCGGCGTGGAACTGGCGCAGATGATGGCGCGGATGGGCGTCCGCGTGACCATCGTCTGCCGGTCGCGCCTGCTGCCGCGCACCGAGCCGGAGGTGTCCGAGGCGCTCACGGAGGTCTTGCGGGAAGAGGGTCTGACGATCCTCGACGGCGTTCGCTACGAGGCTGCACGAGAGGTGGATGACGGCGCGCTCCTGTCGGTCACGCGGAACGGGACCGTCCGCGAACTGACGGCCGACCATCTCGTCCTGACCACGGGACGCGCGCCCAACACCGAGGGGCTGGGCCTGGCCGAAATGGGCGTCGAGACCGACGCGCGCGGCACGATCAGGGTCGGCGACGACATGGCCACGACACGCCCCGGCATCTATGCGGCAGGCGACGTCGCGGACCGCGACCAGTTCGTCTACATGGCGGCCTACGGCGCAAAGCTCGCGGCCCGCAACGCCGTGCTGGACGGCGCCGAGCGCTACGACAACGCGGCGATGCCGTGGGTGGTATTCACCGATCCGCAGGTCGCGGGCGTTGGCCTGACCGAGGCGGACGCGCGCGACGCCGGCCATGACGTGAAGACAAGCGTGCTTGACCTCGACAACGTGCCCCGCGCGCTCGCCGCCCGCGACACGCGGGGGCGGATCAAGCTGGTCGCAGATGCGCAGACGGACCGCCTGCTGGGCGGCGTGATCATGGCGCCGGAAGGGGCCGACAGCGTTCAGACGCTGGCCATGGCGCTGAAGTTCGGCATGACGACGAAGGCGCTCGGCGAGACGATCTTTCCCTATCTGACCACAGTCGAGGGCCTGAAGCTCGCCGCTCAGACCTTCGACATGGATGTCGCGAAGCTGTCTTGCTGTGCTGGTTGAGCCGATCCAACAGCCTCGAAACTTCTGCGGCGTTTGGCGATCCGACATGATCAAAGCCGCCCCTCCACCCAGTTCGCCACGATCAACCCGGGCACGCTGTCACGCGCGCGCTCGGCGTCCCGGTCGAGATCGAGCCGCTTCGGCAGCTTGACCTGCGGGACCAGCAAGAAGATCGGCGCGGTGACCTGGTTGCGCCCCGTCTTGGCGCGTGAGGCCACCGCGGTGCCCCGCGTGTTGATCCGGGCCCGATCCGCGACGAGCAGGCTCGGGCCGCGGCGGCGATAGACGAACCGCAGGCGCAGACCGCGGCGGCGTTCCCATTCGTCGGGGGTGATCTTTCCGCCGCGCAATCCGCGGCCGGCGGCGGGCGTCGGGATCGCGAGCCAGAACCCGGCCTTCGAGCGGATCAGCGGGCCGGTGTCGTGCGCGCCGACGATGGCGGGCGCCTTCGACCAGACCAGCGAGGCTGCGCCGATGCTGGTTGTCCCCTTGGGCCAGGTCTCGGCGCGGATGCTCTTGGCGAGCCGCTGCCCGAGCCCCGCGCCGGTGATCTGGCGCCGCCAGTCGGTCTTGAGCTGCCCGCCGGCCTCACGCATTGCCGTGGTCACCGCGCGCTCGCCCGCCTTGATCTCGGCGGCCATCAACGAAGCGAGGTCGGGCGTGACGTCGAGTTTCAGCTTCATGTCGGCCTCAGATCCACGGTCCAGACGAGCCGCTCGCGGTCGCGGACCGGCTCGCCCTGGATCAGGAAGGCCTCGCCGTCGATCTCGATGCGGTCGCCGGGGCGCGGGGTCGGAACCTCGGCTACGCGCAGATCCACGCGCGTGGTCTCCGACCAGAGGCGCGCGTCGCCGAAGCCCGTGGTCTCGTCCGCCCGGCGGGTCACCACCCGGACGAGGACAGGCGTTCCACCCTCGGGCGTGTAGACGGCCTCGCGGGCGATGTTGTCGTCGGCGAAGAGCGCGTCGAGCGCCATCGCAGCCGCCGTCATCAGGTCCGCCGCGCGCTGCGCAGGACCTGCGGTCGGGTGCAGATCGGCAGCGGGTTGCTCTCGATCTCGAGCCGCACCCATTCGTCGCGGTCCCGGTCCGGGATCATGCGGGCATAGAGCGGCAGGCCGACGGTGTTGACCGTCTCGAAGGTGTCCGCAGGCGCGTAGTAGATCTCGAACAGGCCTTCGACGCCCTCGGGGTAGAAATACGCCTTGTCGGTGGGCACGCCGAAGCCCAGCCCGCCGCGATACCGGCGGAAGGTGATCCCGCCGAAGCTGACCTCCTCGCCCACGCGGCCGCGCAGATCGGCGGCCGCCGCGGTGTTGAGATAGGTCTCGCGCACCTCCTTGTGGGCAACCAGATCGGCGAAGAAGGCCGAGCCGCATTTCGGCACGGAGCTGCACCTGGCCGGCGGCGAGCCCGCCCAGAGAATCCTCGACGCTCTCGATCAGCGCCTGGCAACGCTTGCGCAGCGCGCCCGAGGCGGGGGAGGTGTTGTCGAGGTCGAAGTCGACCTCCGTGGCCGGGGTGATGCCGAACTCGGCGTGGTAATCGATCACCGTGGCGCCGTCCCTGGGGTCCTTCACCACGCCCTGGATGCCGTTGAAGAGGTGGAACTCGAACGTGGCCTCGGCGTCGTTGCGCAGGCGGCCCAGCTTGCGGGCGACCTCGGCCTGCACCTGCTGCACCGCGGTTTCCGAGCCGAAGTCGCGGATCGCCTGGATCTCCGAGGCCCAGAGCACGTCCTGCTTCTTGAACTGCCGGCAAACAAACGCCCGCATCTCGCGGCGTTCAGGCGTCTGGCTCTCGTAGGCAGAGCCACGCTCGGAGAACGGGATCAGCGACAGCGTGCCGTCGCGGCTCTCGATCATCACGGTGCGGCTGCGCACACCGCGGGCGCCGAAGAGGTCCGCGCCCGACAGGATGGCGGGCTTGTAGGGGATATTCTCGAGCGCGCGGGTGAGTTCGACGATGGTGAAGGCATCGCCTTCGAAGATGTCCATGGTGGCCATGTTGATGCCTCCTGTCGGTTTCGGATCAGCGGACGATGATGCCCGCGGCGAAGAGCGCGGCGTGGGCGGCGGCGACCTCGGGATCGCTGGGCGTGCCCGCGAAGACGAGATCATGCCGGTTGACGATGGCGGGGCCGCGGACCACCGCCACGGCCGGTGCATCGCCGCCGCTGGCGTCCGCCTTGCCCCAGAGCACGGCGACGGCGGTCTCTGTCCCGTCGGTGGCGTCGGGGTCGTGGGCGGCGTATTTGCCCGAGGCGGTGATCTGACCCAGCACGGTGCCGGGTGAGAGCGTGCCGGACGCAACGGTGACGGTCTCTCGGGTGTAGTCGCGATGGGCTTCCCAGACGAGGAAGCCGCCGGGGTGGGTGGACTCAGAAAGCGTGGTCATGGGAGCCTATCCTTTGAGCTTGAAGGTGCGGGCGATCACGTCGCCCCAGGGACGGGTCGTGGCGCTGCGGCCGGGTTGCGGGTGATGGGGCGTGATCTCCGGCGCGGCCTCGGCCTTCGTGTCCAGCAAGCTGCTGCGCACCGCGTCGAGGCTGGCGTCCTCCTCGAGGAAGCGCCCGGCCATCTGCGGCTGACCCGCGAGGCGGCAGAGATCGACCACGGCCCGGGCATGGGCGATGGCCTCGGCGCGGATGGCGGTGGCGTTCGGAGCCGTGCTGGCGTCTGCCATGGGGCCGTCCGGATCGTCGGCCACGGGCTGCGGCGCGGGATCGGGGACCGACGCGACATCGTTGGCGTCGTCAACGATGTCGGTTTCCGTCTTGGCGTATTCCGGATCTGGGGTCTCGACCGCGTCCACCAGCGCTGGCGGCGCGTTGCGGAACCGGGCGATATCGAAGCGCGCGGCGATGCGCACCGGCTCGGCCAGGCGCGTGGCGAGACCTGCCTCCAGCGCCTCGGCCGCTGTGAGCCAGGTCTCGGCGGCCATCAGCCCGGCGATCTCCTCCTCGGGCCTGCCCGAGCGGGCGGCGTAGCCGCGCAGCATGCCGGCCGCGATCTTGTCCAGCGTCCCGGCCATCTCGCGCATGTCCGCCGCCGTGCCCATGACGAGGCCGGAGGGATCGTGGATCATCAGGAAGGCATTCTCGGGCATGACGATCTCGTCGCCCGCCATCGCGATGTAGCTGGCGGCCGAGGCCGCGATCCCGTCGATCCAGACGGTGACGCTGCCGGCGTGGCGGCTCAGCGCGTTGTGGATCGCGACCGCGTCGAAGACCGAGCCGCCGGGGCTGTTCAGCCGCAGATCGATCGCGGTCTCGTCCGGCAGCGCGCCGAGTTCGGCGAGGAAGCCCTTGGCCGAGACGCCATAGGCGCCGATCTCGTCATAGATCAGCACCTCCGCGCCGCCGTCGCGGGCGCGGATCGTGTACCAGCTGTTCATGATGTCACTCCTGATTGGTGGCGCGGTCGGTCGCGGCCGCATCGATGTCGTCACCGCTGTCATCTGCCGACCCATCGCCCGGATCGGGCCGCGTTGCCGGCGTCGCCCGCGCGCCCTGCGTCTCGCCGGGGCTGGTGCGGTAGCGCAGGCCGAGCCCCTCGGCGCGCGCCGTGTCCGTCGCGTTCTCGCGGTCGACCTCCTCGACATCGTAGCCGGTGGCCTCCACCACCTTGCGCCGCGAGGTGATGCCCGCTCCATCGCCAGCACCTGCGCCTGGATGGTCCTTCAGCGGATCGACCCAGTCCCAGCGGGCGGATCCACTGCACCATTTGGGCGACGGCCGGGTCGGGCCAGGATCCAGCCGGCCTGCCAGCCG